AATGTTCCATTGGAACATTCATACTTATAAGACAATCCATCAGAATCGTCCACAATTTCCCTTGCAAACAAGCTGATATGCCATTCTTTATCGTCCTCGTCTCTTACCAGCACTTTGTCAAACGGTTTAAAATCATATTTCGGCTTTTCTTCAATCCCGAAGAAGCGTTTTAGATATATTTTAGCCTTTGGCTCCTTGCTTGCCTTTAATGCGTCAACCAACTTTTGTCTTTCGGACTCAGTGGCAAATCTGTATTTTTCTATCTGATTTTCCCAAGCAGATAAACCATCTTCTATTTTAAGAATACCTTTTTGATTTAAAGAGGCATAAAAAGACGTTAAATATTTCCCATGTGTATTTAAAATAAAGATATAGCTACCATCTTTATTACTTAACACCTCTCCATCTTTAAATGTAATATATTCTGGAACTTCAAGAAGGAGTCGATTTGCGCTGCTAAGTGCTTTTCCTGTAGCAGAAAACCAGTCTGCCGATACAGAAATCGAATGAATTACAACCAATAACGGACAACTTGACGAATTGTCTTCATATACGATTTCTGCTCTATTTTGTCCTTTCTCTGTCACAATACGACCTGCTATTTCCCCTATGTTTATTTTTTTCGCCGTTTCTAAATCAAACGGAATTGTTGCTGTTCTCTGTTCCATGATCTTATTTGCTTTTATTAGTTCCTAAAAGATGCTCATTTCCTTGGTATGGGATACACTCTTTGTATCTCAAACCTCCCAAGCATTCATATTTGTATTCTTCTTCTCTTACTCTGGCAAATAAGTGTAGATTCCAATTTCCCAAATTACTTGCTCTCACCAAGACTTGATCGAATGGCTTAAAATCGTATTTCTTTTGTCCGTCAAGTAAATATTCGTACTTACTTAGATATTTTTTTATTATGATTTCTGCTTTTTCAAGTTTTTCTGTATTAGCAATTCTTTCAGCAAAAGATTTTTTCTCTTCCTCTGTGGCTAATCTGACATATTTGGATTTATCCTCACTACGCACACTTGTCCATATTGGAACTTCTTCAGATGTAATCTCGCCATATGCCGATATACCATATATGCATCCCATATCTCCTTCTCTATTAATAATACCATTATATATAAATGGGTTCCCAAGCGTGCTTATTAATATATCTCCTTTCTTGAAATACGCTCCAGCCTCTACTTCCAATTCCAGATCGTTGTTGAAAAAAGTACGACCTTCTGTATCGGCATATATAGCACTTATCCCAGATTCATCTTTTTTTACAAAAAGTAAATTATAACGATCTGCACAGTCTTTTGACTCATATACAAATTCTATTTTAATATTACCAATTAATACTGAACCTTCTATTTCTCCGCTTTTAATTTTTCTCGCCGTATTTAAATCAAACGGGACAATAATTGAATCTTTCATATTTTTCTTGTTTTTAGTTGTTATGAAATAAGATGGGTTACTTACACCCATCCCAGTTGTTTTGCAATACTTTCCATCTCGCTATATGCAATACGATGACACCCGGCGGTCAGTATATCGTCTTCATACCGGTTTATGCTCCACTTGTTGCCATTCATGTCCTCTACCAGACCATGCCGGAACTGGCCTCCCCGGTGCAACAGCGACACCACCTGCCACATTCTTCTGGCTTCTTCTATCCCGATTTTTATTTGTTTGCTTGTTTCAATAATTCCTCCTTTTATACGCATCCAAGCATTTACGTCAGCACAATCAATAAAATAATATGAATGCAAGAAATTAAGTTCTCCCGACTTCCATTTTTCTAATCTTTCATAAAAATCCTTACGAAATTTGTCTAATTCTTCTTCCCTTGCCCTTCGCTTTTTTTCCTGTTTTGTTTCTATATTTATTCTATATTTTTCAACTCTTTCCCGATATTTCAAATAAGTTCCTTCACCACAAACTTCATCTACAATCACATTAACAGTTCCAAGGACTTCCAGTGCTTTATGATTCAACAATATCTGGAAAATATGTTTCAACTCACGGACATGTTCACGTTTAATCTTATCTGATTTCCGTGATAATTCATGGTTAGTCCCAAGCCATTCGTTTGTGTTCTTTTTAAGAAGACGCTGGGGAGTTCCCATATCGAAGAACTCAATATAATCCATCAGATTTTTAAAATTCCCCCAAACATCCCGATAAGACAATTCAGTTCTGGCTTTTTTGTATTTTTTAATAGCATCTTTAATACATTCCAACATATTGGTAACAAAGAGCATGTTACCGATACAATATGATATATTACATTCAACATAGAACACCTTTGAGCCAGTTGGTATTGCTTCACGAACATAATATTGATGCTTGCTTGTAGTAGAAGAATAGTATGTATCATTAATCAAATACGCCTTTTCTCCACGCTTGTTTCGCACGATTCTTCCGACCTCAAAATGCCTTCCATAGGAGTAAATACTTTCACCTTCAAAATAAAAATTACTACCATTTGCAAATTCTTGCTTTTCGTTTGCCCACAAGTGAGCGACCATTGAATTGTTCATATAAATATCTTTTTAATTGTTTAACCTACCTTTATCATATGGCATTCTCTTTTCGTATTTTTCAATGCGTTCTGCTATCATATCGCAGAAGACTTGCCCATCTTTTTCGGAGCCTCTGAAGTAACCAACCATCTTCAGGATATTCCCGTCAAACTCATGGACAAACTTGTTATAATAATGTTCACCCATAACTTTCCCGTATTTTTCCATGAACAAATCCTTATCCAGTGATTCATCCTTAAAGCAGCGATTGTAATCCCATCTTACGACACGAAACAATGTTTCAAAATTCAATCTTTCCATATCTAATATTTTATTTAAGTTCAAACTTGATGCCTTCCGGCAACTGAGAGCGGTCTACGTTATTTACAAAATCATCAAACTCTTCCTGTGTGATTTTTCCTCCATAATTGTTCCAATTGAAAGACAAAGTGTTCGTGTGAGGATAATATATAACATTATCAGTAGACACCCCATAATCAAACACACAGAGCATTATCTTCTTTTCTGCTTCTGCTTGTCTGATTTTCTTATCGTATCGCTCACAAATTTCAGCACGCTTTTTCAACATCTTTGCCTTATGAGTCTCTTCCCTACGTTTTTCGATATTTTCTGCGGAATAATACCCGGCTTTAATGCGCTCTTCAATAAGCAAACGTTCCTCGTCCGTTAATGTCAAAGTAAACCTTTCCTTTTCCGGCGTATACGGATTTACCCATTTCTTGCCACACAGGTTTTCAAGTTCAACAAGAAGCTCGTCTGATTCATGTTCCCATCTATCCACAATTCCCAGATTGAAAAGCAGATACTTGAAATACATCTTATCGTCCACCGCTTCAGATAATTTGGAATATTCCTTGTCTGATATACGTAAATATTCAATAGCCACAGACTTATCGCTATTCTTTATGTGATACGTGCCATTTCCCACCGGATACATAGGAGCACCATAATGGTTACAGCAATGTAATGGTATGAATTTTGCCAATTCTGGAACATACTCCGCAATTTCATCGTGACAGCAACCTCCCATATACTCCTCATATCGTCCATATTTGTTTTTTTGTCTGATATCGGCAGTTATGCTCCAGTCGCACATATTGTTATGACAATCATCATCTAAAGATATAGTGACTATTATTCTATATTCCTCTCCGTCTTCTTTAAAATAATTTGTTTGCTTATAAATTAGTTTGTTTGCAGTTTCCATATCATTTTAGTTTAATCATTATACTTGTGAAAAATAAAATCCGCACATTCTCCGGGGAGTGTTCCTGCGTCATTATAACTGTAGAATCCTTGTGTTTCCCAATCTACATCTACCGGATAACCTTCTGCTGCTTCCAAGAAGTGTTTGATTTCCTCACATTCTTTATCCGTTAATCCAGCGTAATCATCATCGATTAACGGGCAAGCCCAATAAACTGGAAGCCTGTATCTTATTATCTCTATATTCATAACTTCATCAATTTGCAATGTGAATTTTCAAATACGGGAACCATTCCATGCGCCCTGAAATACTCGGTCGCTATTTTAAAAGCGTACAAGGCAGGTCTTTCCTGGATATTTCG